GCTCTTGCATATCCAAAACGATCTGCAAAAGACATGATTTCTTCAACCCAAAATTGTGGCACCGCAAAACCGCCCTGTGCATTTGTGCCTGTGTTGAAGTTAGCACGTGTCACATATTTTTCATTGGCTCTGTTTGCAATGTCTTCTGCTTCACCAATCTTTCCTTTGGTTATTGCAGTGATGTAATTACCAACGATGCGTGCCTGCTCATTCTTCTGGTCATGGTCTGCTTTGACCTTTACATATCCAACTTGCGGTGCATTCATTGGATTGATGTTTCTAATTTTCTCTGTTGCGATTTCATTCGCACGGGATTCGATTGCTTTTGTCAAATCCTCTTTTGTTGTTGTTATGATATTGCTGTTCATTGATTGTCCTTTTTGATTGATTCCAAAATTTCATCTGCTGTCAATTTCTTAATTGTTGCAATTGTGAAACCACGCTCTGTGTTGATTGCTTTTGTGATTTTCTTATTGCCTTCGTTAATCATTCCAACGCCTTCCATAATCAATGCCATTGTTGTTGCACTGATTTTTCTTCCGGCACGGGTTTCCAATTCAGGTGATTTGTATTCATCATATCCTGCTTCGGGTGCTGTTGGCTCTGCTGTTGCAGGTGCAGGTTCAACTTGCGGTGCAACTTCTGCTGTTGCATCAGGATTCAAAATGGATAGCACTTTTTCTGCCATTGCCATTGTTCCTTCTTCTGCTGCTTGTGTTGCCAATGCTTCATCAATTGCCAATTCTTCTTTCAAGAATAGCAATGCTGCTTCTTGAATGACAGGTAGCAATTGTTCTTGGATTGCAACAACTTGTTCAGGTGTTAGCATTCTTTTGATTCCAATTCGTTTCAAAATCTGTTTATATGTTTTTTCTTGCTGATTCTCAAATGTCTTTTTGATGAGTGCATCCCTATTTGCAGGGATTGTGACAATGCTGAATTCAACCAATTCAGATTTGGTATATGTTGTAACTTTGTCACCTTCAATTGTCTGTTCTGTTTGTTCAATCGGAATGATGCCAACACTGACTGCATTGACAAATCCATTCTTGATTTTGTCATTGATCTTACATGCTTTTTCATCATTCATATCCAATTGGATTGTAGCTTCTAAATTTTCACCATTCAGGAAAAAGCCAAGACATTTCCCTATTGGCAAATAGTCTGATTTGTGATTTATTAGCACGACAGGATTGCTCATGTATGCTGAATAATCAATGCCGGATGGCACAATGATGGTGCCGTATCTATCCACGTCAGGTGTGCTGATTGTGAATGACCATATGCCATCATCTTTTGGTTCAGTGTATTCATGCTCTGCATCATAGCCATCACGCTTGACAAGAGTGAATTCACGGTGGATGATATTACTCATTGAAATTCCTTTGTTTTGTTTTGCCTGCTCTTTATCTCTGATGTTTTTTGACCATACAAATCCCGCATCACCACCCCACAATCCCCATGCAACGCGACCTGCCGATGGGTAGCCTTTTTCATCAGGTTCAAATCCTTCTGCTTTTTTGTCAACTTCATGCCGTGCAAAAAAAGAATACATGCGAATCACAGTATCATATGATAAGTTTTCACCTGCCACAATTTGTCTTGCACGAATCTTTCCAACACGCGTACCACCACGCCTGCCTTCATCAACCCAATCAAGAGCACGCTGTGCTTCGATCTTCATGCCTTTTGTTGGTTTATACCCTGCCATGATTATTGCACCGGAAAAAGATAGCATCTGCACCTTACTACATTTGATGCTTTGACTGTCGTGCCACCTTGTGATTCACCTGCCGGTCTGTCAATCAATGAGCCGTCACCAAATTTGAACCATCCAAGTTCATTTTCAACTTGTCCATCAATCGCTTGGTGTGATGGTCTCACTTTTCCATCTCTTTGTGAATTCCACATTGATTTAACTTTGAATGATTTGAACACCGACTTTTGTGTTCCTGTGGTCACTGATGTTGCTGTTGTTTGTGCAATCATTTGCACACGTGATGTTGAAAGTGTTTTGAATTCTCTTTGCAAAATCTCTTCAATCACTTCTTTTGGTTGTGTTGCGTTTTCTGCAATTTTTTCAATGACATCCTGCTTTATCAAATCCATAGAATCACTCACGGATGCAACAATTTTTGCATTCAATTCCCTTGACATGCTTTGCAATTGCTGTCCAAGTTCACCTGTCAAATCCTCTTTGCCCATGCCAAAATCTTTCAAGACCTTTTGAGTGATTTCATTGGTGGCACTATTGACAACCTTTTGCAATTCCTGTTCCTGCTTCGGTGTCAATCCATAGGAAACAACAGGTTCAGTTTCATTCTTGACTGCTTCAAATGTTTCATTACTAAATTCATTGACAAATGATTTGACAATAGTTCCAAGTTTGCCGGATATTGCCTGCGCCATTTCATCATATTGACGCCATGATTCTGCTTTTGCTTCTGCTGTTTGCATAGGGAATGAACGTGGCACAATAGCCATTTTTGCCCCCTGCAATCCTTTCTGTTGAACGGAAGGTGTCGAAGGGATATTCACTACTGTATCAATCGGAACCAAGCCATTGACAAGCATTGCCACATCACCACCATTCACGGAATCATATCCCCTTTCCCGTCTTGCATCATTGATTGTTTTGATGCCATATTTGAGTTCAAATTCTTCTTGTTTGATTTGGCTGTCAATATCCACAAATTGATAGGGCTGTGCCTGAATCAAGACATCATCTTCGAAACGTCTGAAATGCCTTGTTAATTCTTCTGCAATGTAAATTGCAACAGGATCAATTGTCTGCTGTCTGAAAACTGCATATTGCACTTCTGCTGTTGCACGATTTTGGAATTCTCCTGTGAGCATTCCCGATGGCACTCCAAACACCTGTGCAATCTGTGACCTGACATCTTTGCTGACTGAATCATATGAAATGCCAATTTGCATTTCAGGTGGTAAATTGATTGCCAATCCACCTGACAACAAAGCACGCAATTTATAGTTTGGCAACGCCTCATTCCATTGCTCTTTCAATGACTGCCATAACTCGCTATCAACATTTTCTGATGAAGTGACAACCAATGGTGGCACTGCATTGTTTTCAAATAGTCTTTGCAAATAGTCTGACACCTCGCCATCTATATTTGCATATGGCAATACTGCTGATACCAAACCACGCCCAAAGATATTCATGCCAATAAGTTCATCCGGCTTTGCTGATGATGGAAATATATTTGCAATATGACACACCTCTTTTTCAGGCAATTCAAATGCACCATCATTCGCGGATTGATAGATATATTTTTTGATGAAATTATCACCACCCCTGACAACTCTCATGCGTGTTGGATTCAATACCCATGTTTGCAATGGCACATCATGACCGAGTGTTGGTGTCCATAGAAAAACATTGCCATTGACATCGAACCAATTTGAAATGCCTTTCATGATTTGTGAATAAGTGAAATAAGGATTTGGATTTGACATGAGTCTATTAACCCAATGACTATTTGCCAATTCTTCCTTTTCCCAATTCAATTCCCTGTATGATTGCATATCAACTGACATGAGTCCATTGGCTCTCATTTGCAAGCAAGCAAAGACAGTTCCATATGCTGATACCTGCAATTCATTCCCTGACATTTGTGATGTCATTCCCCTGCCATCATTCAGGTATGCAATTGGTGATTTGTCACGCTTCGCAGCAATGCCACCTGCTATGAATTTTACTCTTTCAAGAATGTTGTTGTAAACTGACATATCAAATTCCTATACATAAACAGATGGAGTTTTCCGAATCGCACTGAATGCCATTGACAATGCATCAATCATATCATCATGTCTGTCTTGTTTCGTGCCTGTAAATGACAATAGTTCTTCTGTGAATTCAGGCATCAAATGTGGCACATGATATACCAAGCCTCTTTCGTATTTTGCTTCGATCGGTTGAAACCGAATCATTTTGTCTTTTGTAGATGGAATGCCAATCACATTCATTTTCGTGTTCCTTTTGAGTTCTTGCACCAACCATGCCTGTGCTTGATTTGATTCAATGGCAACAACTTTTGGCTTCCATTTGTTTTCCATTTGCACAATCTTTTCACCGATCTCTACAAATGACCATCTGCCACGAATCATGTCAACAATCACAATTTCCTTTTTCGCTGTGATGCCAATGACACATATTGCAGTGTAGTCTGCATTTTCCTTTTCACTGATTGCCAAATCCACGCCAATATAGTATGCCTGTGACTCCAATACATTTGATATTCTAATCCATTCTCTTTTGACTTTTGCTGCATCCCTATCAACATATTCTGCCAAATATTCCTGTGCAAATACAATTGATGGCAATATTGTTTTTTGTCTTTCAATTTCACTTGCGTCCATCAATGGATTCTCATATGTTGTATAGTGAAATGACTTCCAATCATCATATGTATTTTCAAAATTGTCAAGGTGGTGAAAATGATTCTTTCCTTTTGGTGTTGAAAAGAAATATGAATCACCTTTGTAATCAGTGAGCATTGGACTTAATACAAAATTCCAATCATCTTCTGCATTTTCACAATGTGCCCATTCATCACAAATAATTCTATGGTATTTGTTTCCACGCAATGAATCAGCACGCCAAATGCCTTTCAAATACAAATACGAATCACCAAGCCGGATTTCACCTTGCTTGCATTCAGCACCAACTTTCAAAAACATTTGCTGTGCTTCGTGTTCTCTTCCTTTCAATTCTTCATTCGATGGTGCCGTGTATAGCACCTTGCTTCCTTTGTTTTGTGCCATTGTTTCCAATGCCAATGCAAATGCCAATGTTGATTTGCCCCATCGCCTGCCACATCTAATTGTGTTGAACCTTTTTCGATTCATCAGCACTTGTTTCTGTGTTGGATGCAATGAAACATCAACCTGCATTCAAATCATTCCATTTGATTACCAATGAATCTTTGTCCTGCTTCTGTTCTCTTGGCGTTCCTGATAATCGTGCTGCTTCATCATCCGTTGCAATCAATTTCATGAGTGCAACTTGCAATGTGGCATTGTCTGATTGATACCACTTTTTACGCATGTTGGATTTCATGCTGATTCTATTTTTGTCCAACAATCTTTTTATTGTGTCGTATTCATCGGATTTCACAGGAAAGAAATTGTAGAAAGTGTCGCGATGGATAGGCAATAAAGATGTGACATCATCAATGAAAATCAAGTGATGTTTTTCAATAAGTTCCAATGCATCTTTCAATATTTTCTTTTTATCGTATGCCATTACTTTGATAGCCATTGCAAATAAATTTGATGTGCAATCTGTGCCGTCATAACAGGTGGAACAGACATACCAATCAAATACTGTGTGTCAACTGATTTGAAATTGTAATCCATAGGGAATGTGCCGATCTTGCACAAATTGTTTGCTGACAGTCTCTGTGGCTTTACCGGATGCAATACTGCGCTTCCTGCATCAGCAACTATGGTGTTTGGGGTTTTATCATAAGACAGTTTTCTGCATCCAAAATAATTTCCCTTTGAATGAACCTTAGACATGTTTTCACCTGCTTTTGCTAAATGCCATAATTCACGCAATTCAAATCGTAATTCTTTGCCGTTGCTTCCATCGTCAATGTGCCTAAATAGTATTGCATCTTCATTAAAATTCAAATCTAATTTTGGATATTGTAAATCTTTTCTTTTGCACACAAAGAATACCCTTTCGCGCCTTTGTGGCACTCCCATTGATGCTGCATTCAAAAGAAACAATTGCACATCATATCCGGCATCAATGAATGATTCTTTAATTTTTTTGACATATGATTTTGCATTGCCTGAAATCAATCCTTTCACATTTTCAGCAATCACTACTTTTGGCTGCAACTTTTTTGCAAGTTTTATGTAATCAAAAAACAAATCATCAAGTCTTTGTTTTACTTGACCTTCTGCAAATACTTTTTTTTTGCCCCAATCTTTTTCACGACTTCCTGCCATGCTGAATGATGAACATGGTGGACTGCCATCAAGCAAATCAAGATTGTACAATTCGTCAGGATATTCATGCAAATTTGCAAAGTCTCTGATGTCTTGTGTGTATAGGTATTTTGGATTGTGATTTGCCTTGTAAACATCCGCAATCTTTAGATCGATTTCAACACCGCCTAAATGATTGAATCCTGCTAATTTATACCCCATTGTTGAACCGCCACCACATATGAAAGTGCCAAATACTTTCAATCCATGATATTCAATTCCCTTTGCAGGATATCCATCAGACAAGTTCCATTTGTACGGAAATTTATGCATCAATCATTTCCCAATAATTTCCACACTGCCTGTTCCGGTGTGGATGCTATTTTTGACAACTGCTCTTTGACAATCCAATATTCTTCTGATGTGTAATTCAGTTTTATTGTCATTTGTTCATCAAGTGCATCAATGTCTATTTCTTTATTCTTTTCAGAATAATCAACATCAACATTCACAGGCAATTCCAATCCCCAATCCTGCAATTCAATTGCATCCCATTCATTTGCCAATTGTTCATGATTCCATTCACCAAACGACAGATTGTCTTTAATGATGAATTCCTTTTGCTTTTGTTCATCCCAATCAACAATTTCAACATCTACCTCTTTGATGCCTGCTGATTGCAATGCCTTCAATCTCATATTGCCACCAAGTACAATCATATCAGGTGTGCATACTAATTTCCTGACAGATAGCATTTCAGGGAATTCCTGAATGCTCTTGACAAGTTTCTTGAATTGTTCATCTCGAATCACTCTTGGATTGTTTGGATTCGTTTTGATGTCTTTGATTTTTACTATCATCGTGCCATCCCTAATATGCCTATTGCCAAACCAACAACGAATGAAGAAACAATCCATGCAATGTCTGTTTCTTTTTCAACCTTTTCCACATTGATTTCCTTGACAATGATTGAATCCGGTCGTGGTTTCACAACCATTGAAAAAAAGGATTGTGACAAAGGATTGTGCGAAAATGCAACATTGATTGTGTCACCTGTGGTTGTGATGACTGAATCTGCCTGTGCAATGAATGCTGAATCACATGGAATTTGCTTCGTCAAATAGATTGTATCTTTGAAAGGTATCAAAATTGACTTCACACGCACATCAGGTTTGACGAAAACCTCGCGGGGCTGTATTCTTACCTTTTCTACTGTATCGTGCCTTACAATCGATTCCTGTGCCTTTTCTTGACATCCACTGCCTAATACATAACCAAGCAGCATTGTCAATGCCATCATTCCCAAAACAAGCCAATGGAGTGTCTTTGTCATTTCAGCACCTTTCCATCCTGAATTCTGATGTTTTGGAATTCGGAATCTTCATGACAAATGGCAAAACCGTGGTTGCTTTGTGAATATGGCATGTATGCTCTTTTGAGTTTTGACAAAGTTCCAATGACATCACACCTGATGAATTCACCTTCCAATGTTTTCTTTGTCATTGTTTGTGTCCTGTGCAAATGCCCCATGCATGTATTTGCTAATGTTTTGTTCAGCAACGTTGTTGCAGGAGATTGACCGCCATTTACTTTGATTTCATGACCATGTGCAATCCAAGTGCCATTGCAAAGCATCAATTGATTCGAGTCAACAAATTTGATGCCCTTTGCATCCAATTCCAACAATGATTGCCATGAAACAAGTCCGGCAAATTGATCGGCTTTTTCTTGTATGTATCTTTCAAGTCGGTTTTCATGATTGCCGACTTTGAAATACAATATTGCTTTTGGAAAAGTAGCACGCAAATTGTCAATGAAGTTTCTTGCCAATTGCAATTCAGTCGTGAATTCAATGTCATCTTTTCTTTTTGCCCATCGTGACAATTTATGCGCATCAATTGTATCGCCATTTAGCACAATGTTATCTACTTTCATCGTGCGTAAAAACTGAATGCAAGCTCTTATCGCTTCTATATCATGGAAGCCTAAATGCACATCACAAAGTATCGCCGTATTGCCTTCGATAACTACATGATCCGATACCTCCTCTTTGCCGTCTTGCATCTCAATAAGCCATTCAGGTAGATCCTGAAATGAATCCGTTTTGAGTCGGTATCTTGTCAACGCTTCGATCTCGTCTTCAGTAAGACGGTATCTTGCATTGCCTTTGCCTTTGCCTCCGATTTCAAGCTTATGCACTCTGCATCGAGCCTAATATGATACTTGCCGCTTGCTCTTCAATGCCATCAACTGCAGTTTCAGTATTCCATAGATTGCCTTTTTCATCTATGAACTTCCAAAGCATAACGGGTTCCCCGTTTTCGTTGGTTGCTTGCGTTGTTTTGTAGAGTGTTATTTCCATTAAGCAGCTCCTATATCCCAAATAATCATGCGACTATTTTTCATAACTGTTACACCCGTTGTGCTTGACGAGTTCTGTGCAAATAAAAGAGTACAACTTGTTGTAGTTATCGGAATTACAGTACCCGATATCATTACGCGGCCTGCAATATTGAATGTCGTGTCTAATGTTATATTGCTATTCAAAGCCGTTACCCCGTCCCATAATCTTATTGTTGTTCTTTCGAAAAAATCTCCTGCGCCTCTTGAAGCAGCATTAACGGAAAATTTTATTACTGGCGTGGCTGACGTGTTAGCCCTTTTTACAAATAACATAAATTCAATCCAATACATTCTATTTGCACTTAATGAAAATGTTAATTCGTCGTCTGTTTGAAACGTTGTTGAACTCGTCACCGTTTCGTCTGCTGTTTTTGTTACAATTGCCGTCGGCGCGCCCAATGCACTTAACGTCGTACCGCTCACACTTAAACCCGAGCCGATTGTAATTTCCTCGGTGTCGCCCGTTCCCGCCGTGACTCGTCCTAATAATCGGTTTGTTGTTACATTCTGAATTTTTGCATAGGTAACTGCATCGTTATCTATTGTCCAAGTTGCACCCGAACCCGATACGGTAATATCACCTTTGTCTCCATCGGAAACACCACCGCCTGCCGTAGTCCAGCTTATGTTACCACTGCCATCCGTTGACAATACTTGACCATTCGATCCGCCTGTTATTGTTAATTTTGCAGTAGTGGTATCAATGTCATTTGATGTGTCAATTGTTTTGTTCTGAATTGTATCAGGTAATTGACTATTTTTAAGTTTAGTCTCTGGCATAATTATTTCATGTAGTCAGCAATAAGAACATCACCGCTGATTGGAGCTGTTGTCATTGTTATGACATTTGTCGAGATTGTGTAGTCATTTCCTGCACCGCTTTTTTGTCTGATACCATTCAAAAAAATCTTTACTGTTCCTGCTGTTGGTGTGTTTGCTAATGTGAATGAAGTGTTTGAACCATTTATTGATCCACTCGGAGTCTCTTCAACTACGAAGTTACTTGTGCTAAGACTTCCGCTTGTATCAGCCACATAAGTAACAGAAGTCGAGCCGAGAGTCCCACCTGAATCACTTGTGCAGAAAAAACGCTTTTCAGCATTTACAGTTCCTTGGTCAACATAAACCAAAGAACCGACAAGTTCATCCCATGCATCTGAATCACTCGATCTTGTCATGGCGCTTGATGAGCCGTTGAAGTCATAGATACCATTCTGCGATGCTGTGCTCTGATCTTTGACGAGCACTCTGTCACCACTCGTTAATGCTATGCCATCAAATGTTGAAGTGCCCGGATTACTTAATGTGATATTTGCGACGGAAGCCACCTTAACATTTCGATAACGATATGCAGTAGGTAGTCCATCAATAAGGGTATCGACATACCCTTTAGTCGTAGCGTCGCCTGAATTTGTCGGAGTGCCTAATGAAGTGAGCTTATTATTGCCCATTGATTGAGCACCCGTAAATGCAACGGAACCGTCTTTCTTAACAAAGTTTGCACCGTCTGCAAGTTTGCTTGAATCAATTGCCGCACCCGCTGCGACCTTGTCATTCGTTATTGCCCCGTTGCGTATCTGGCGGCTTGCTATTGTTGTTTCTGGCATTGTATTATCCTATTTTGTAATTAACTCTAATATAGTCGCCTGATACCGGGCTTACGTTCATTGTAATTATCGTAGTTCCCGATGTCGTATAATCTACGCCGTTAGTCTGCGACACGCCGTTAATGAACACCTGCACACTTTCAGGTACAAAGTTTTGCAAAGTTGTAAAGGTTGCATTTGAACCGTTTACCGCGCCGCTTGGCGTTTCTCCAATTACAAAAGATCCTACCGATGTCGTAACCGTAGCTCCGACCCTTACCGTGATCTCTTGTGGTATAGTTGTAATATCAACCGCACCGCCTGATACATCTATGTTAATTGCATCAGCGCGAGTAATAATTGTTACACTATCATTACTCAAGCTCATGTAGTCACCGTATCTACGATCTCCACATCGCCACCAAGCCAATACTTTGTATCGCCTGCAGCAAATGCTATCTTCACGTCATAGACTAAGCCCTTCTGAGGTGTGAGAGGGCTCGAAGTTCCAGCCGGAACGGAAAGAGTAAACTTGCCGTCAGTAGCCGGAGCTGTGATTGCAGTGTTAAAGCTAAACAACGTAGTATTTGTTGACTTCACTTTGCACTGCGCTGTGATG